AAAAAATCCTTAACCCATACAGCCCCTGAGGAGTAATCGAAAACCCTGGTGGTTAGGGCGGGATTTTAAAATAATACATGAACAATAAATAGCAAACAAAGTAACAAACGCAATCTACACAACTCAAAAGTAAGGCCTGTTTCAAGATGACGCCCAAAATACAGAACAAGGATATGTCTCGTTTGAGTCAGAAGGTTCGGAAGGAGTTGGTTACACTGGCCAAGTATAGTCCCAAAGAATCGAAGTTCTTGGGAAAGGACAAGTTCGGAGACAATTACGAAGCACAAATTCGGAACTCGATGGACAGATACGAACGACTGAGAACAAAGAGAGAGAATCTATTTGCCTTCATAATGCCGGCTGGCCACGGTAAGACGACATTAGCTTACAAGTACGGATTTGTTGACGTCGACCAGCTAATCGACTCGAAAACTCACAACGATTTGGTGGCCATCCGGGCCGCGATGTTGGGCGGATTCGACGGGTGGTCGGGTCACAATAAGCGGTGGTATGGTACAATGAACAAGACACTTGACATGCTTGATTATAGCATGCCTGTCATAATACTAGTCCATACAGAAGAGGCAGCACGTGAGATTGGCGCTATGCCAATAGGAGCGCTAAGACTGGAGCGAGATGCATTCGAACGAAACATACGCGACAGGGACGACATGGGGAAGCATTTTTCACGAATGAATTATGAGTCAATGCAAACCAGTGGTTTTGTGACTAATCGGTTTACTTGCCGCACGAACCAAGATTTGGAGGCTCAGATGCTAGCGATTTTAAATTTCTCTGATTTTCCGGTTGCTTGCCCACTTAAGTACAGCGACCAGCATTGGAATGAATCATACGCTCCGACTGTTGATAGCTGGATCCTGAAGGGTGAGCGTACCGGGGATCCGTCGGTTGACATAAATTACTTAAGGCTGTTGCATGATAAAGGTGACGTGCCCAAAGAATGCGTTGATTACTACGTCAGGCACAGCGGAGTGCCGACACAGTTCGATTTCGGGGTCACAATGTTCGAGTGGTCCACTTTATTTGGAGAGATTTCAGCACATATCAATGACCACCAGGACTTCAATGTTGGTGAGGATATGCTGGAAGTATTCCCACCCCAGGGGCCGAAGGACGTAGCCAGGGCCAATGTGACTGTCCGCCACTTGGTCCAAACATTCGATGTCTTTTCACACATTGATGCGTATGAGGTAGCAGCCCGGCATGTTGGCGAACCTCAGATATTTGTTTCAAGTATACTATGTGCCTGGAAGGGTATATTGCAAAAAACGAGTGTCGCACCCTTTGTCAAGGAGTGGTTAGGCGTCAGTTTTAACTACTGGACCAAAGCGATGAAAGATATACACTCGTATGTCAGAACTAGCCGCTATATTATGAATACACCCATTGATGAGAGTGAACGGCAGTCACTCATGTATATGGACCTACTGGTTGGGCGACACGAGTATATAATCGATGAAATGGCGGAAGTTCATGTTCGTGGCGGTGACACATACAGTTCTAAGCACCTGTCATACGATCCGTCCAAGAAGATGTATACTAATCGGCAGTACAAGGATGATTTCTCAGCTGCAATACAGGAAGCTTACTACCGGATCAAGTCGACACCACGGAAAGTTAATTTAGAGTCGTTTCACGAGTTCTATCAACGTCGTGCCACCTGGATCACAAAGGGTGGACTGGTGCACAACACTCTCCCGCCCGGAATGAAGACGTTTGTTTCTAAGGTGCTGGACCCGGTGAACGAGTTGGTGGATGAGATACGCGGTCGGCACAATAAAAAATCACTGTTTGAGATGAATGATCTGCTCGATGTGGTCCGTGGAGTATCAAAGGAGAATTTTAACCTAACCAAGACAATGATTAAGTATGAGGTTGGCGGCAAAGATCGTACCTTATTGCCTGGGAGCCTGGCGCATTTCATAGTGTTCTCATACATACTTGTACTGGCCGAAAAACAAGATCAAATCGGGAGCGTGAGATTAAATGCAGCAAGTGATGGTGATATACGCTATTTCGATAAGAAGATGTCAACCGGACTGTACCACGTGTTGTACGACTGGGCCGACTTCAATGAGCAACATTCTGCAGAAGAGATGGTAGCCGTGATTAAAGGGTTGGAAGATGTGATGCCCCAAGGCCATGATTATAGCCTATTTACCGGTGCTATAATTGAGGGTATGTTTAACATGGGTCTGGAGGATAGAGATGGCCACGTGCACAAACTCTGGCGCGGTCTGTATTCTGGGTGGAGAGGCACCACCTGGGTGAATACAGTGCTAAACTTCTGCTATGTGTCAGTGGGCCTCAAGAATCTGGAGAGGTTGTCGGGTATGTCGGTGGTCTTAATGGTCGATCACGGCGGCGATGATCTGGATCTGATGCTAAGTCAGCCGAGTGTCATGCCGATGTTTCTACAGATAATGGACGATATGCTATTCAAGGCCAACCGCTGGAAGCAGATGTTCGGCATCCGATCAGAATTCTTCCGTAATACAATCTCAGGGGCAAGGGTATACGCTAGTCCAACTAGAGCTATTTCAAGTTTTGTAGCTGGGGATTGGGAAGGTGCTGGAAGGGCAACGGTCCGCGAAAGGGTGGTTAGCTTACTGGACCAGATAGGGAAATTGCGGCGCAGGGGAGTCAGCAACGAACTATGTCAGGGGCTAACGATCAGTTGTATTTCGCATTGGTGCAAGGTCAAAGACGGAGAAGAATGGGTCAACCTACCTCCGGAGATAATACATGGTTGTGAGGATCAAAATGGACTGGGGGTCCCTGATAAGAACGGCGATGTATGGGTGCTGTCGCAGGACGTACCTGAGATGAGTAGCGATTGGTATAAAGTGGTGGTACCAGATTACAAGGCTAGCAAGGACTATGTTAAGGTGCTATCTAGCGAGCTGGACCGCTTTAGCCTAGTGATTGAGCGACAGGAACAGCTGGCACAGAAGCTTGCTCAATCGTCCTATGATATGGAATTCACACTTGATAGGTTGGAGTGGAAACGAATGTTAAGCTTCAAGGCTAAGGTAGTAGGGAAGAAGAAGATCATCGAGCCAATCGAAGACCACACCGTGTTCCAGCTTTTTATGGATTTTGAAATTACGGATGATCTGGTGGTCAAACTGGATCGGGCGGCCCGGTATCAAGAGTATGTTGGCTACTTGACGATAGGAGGTGATCACGTAAGTGCTGAAGAATTAGTGGCCCTGATGTCAGATGGAGAAGTCAGCCTCGAGGCGGTTGAATTCCAAGGTGACATGCATTACCAAAGATTGGTTCCAGAGTTTATTGCCACAAGGGCAGTTTATTTCTGCAAGGCCGGAATTAACACTGGGTTAGTTAGTACAGAGCTAGCATCCAAAGTGTTTAAAACAGTATGTTGGATGGGGAGTGATATTTTCAGACACATGATGTAATGAGTTATTTAAGAACGAGCGGGTAGGCTACAAAGCTGAACCGTGGCTAGACTACAAAGTCGACGCCTGCCGAAGTCTACAAAGACGGGAGCTTTACCAAG